TCCTGAGAAGTACAGTGTAATTGAGCAGTTGCGCATCAACGAAGCGCCAGCACAAATGATTGATATTATTCGCAAACCGTTTGAAGACGCACTAGCAGAAATGCAGGAAGTGCAAGTGGGCGAGTGTGAGCAGTTGAAAGAAGCATACAATCACCTTGGTAAAATACAGGTGCGTAACTTTATCAAGTTTCTCGAACAAGCGGTAGCAGACTGCAATAACTATGTACAGCTCAAGAAAGCAACACGCAAACCACGAGCTATCAAGAAGAAAACACCTGCACAGTTGGTTAAAACATTCAAGTTCTGCAAGGAGTTCCCTGAACTTAAACTTACCAGTGCAAGCCCAACCAAACTTGTTGAAGCCAGCGAAGCATGGTTATACAACACTAAGACACGCAAACTTATACATGTAGTTGCAGACGAATATGCTAAAACGTTTACTGTAAAAGGCAGTAGTATTGTAGGCATTGACACTGCTAAAACTGTGATGAAAACACTGCGCAAGCCAGCAGAGCAACTGAAACTTATCACAGGTGTGGGCAAGCCCGCGGCTCGTAAGAACTTCAATGACATCAAGGCCATGGACATCAAATTTAACGGTCGTGGCAACGAACATATCATCATCTTAAAGGCACATTAAAATAAATACAATGGTAAAAAGGACACCCTTGTAAAATGGCACTTAAAGAAGAACAAACTATCGAGCTGTATAAAGGAAGGCTCGTAGAATATGTAAAACTACAACTTGGTGATGGTATTATTGATGTTGAGCTTGATCCTGAGCATTTTGAAGCCGCGTATCAAAAAACTCTTGGCACTTATAGACAACGTGCAGTGAACGCTTACGAAGAAAGTTACAACTTCCTTGAACTAGTTGAAGATCAAAATGTTTATACGTTGCCACAAGAAGTACAAAGCGTTAGGCAAGTTTTTAGACGTACCATTGGTAACATGAATGGACCATTTAGCACAAGTTTTGATCCTTTTAGCAGTGCTACACTCAACACATACTTGCTCAACTACAACCAAGCAGGTGGACTAGCAACTTATGACTTTTACACACAATATGTAGAACTCGCCGCTAGGATGTTTGGTGGTTTTGTAAACTATACATTCAATCCAGTAACCAAACAGTTACAATTAATCCGTGATCCAAGAGGTAGCGGTGAAACAATACTAATTTGGGCATATAACCTACGCCCAGAAATACAGCTTCTCAATGATATACAAACGTCGCAATGGTTTAAAGACTACATGGTAGGTGCATGTAAACTTATCATTGGCGAAGCTCGTGAAAAGTTTGCTACCATTGCAGGTCCACAATCTGGCACAGCACTTAACGGTGCGGCAATGAAAGCAGAAGGTCAGTCAATCATGGATGCTAAGATTGAAGAATTGAAAAACTATGTTGATGGTTCGCAACCACTTACTTGGGTTATTGGCTAATGCGTATAGAAGAGTTTCTCACTGAAGAACAACTTGACGAACACAAAATGATTTGGAGCCGGAGTGGCAACAAAATTAAGCTCAAGTATCGTTGTTCTAGTGGACCCAAGGCTGGTAGAATTGTACCTGATCCCAAAGTGTGCAGCTCACCTAAAGACTTGGAAAAAAGTGCAAGGCTCAAACGTACAAGAGCTACAACTAAAGTGCGCCAAGCCCGCAAAGCAAAGAAAACAAAACGTGTTAATCCAGCAAGTAAAATTCTTGCAAGGCTAAACGCTCTGACAAAACAGAAGTCTGCACCAAAAGCAAAAACTGTGCGCATGGTTAGCAAGAGTACAAAAAAACCAAGTAAACCAAAAAAGTTGACAAAATAGATTCTTAGCCTTATACTTTCTGTATGGCTGATATAATGATTGATATTGAAACTATAGGCACTGGCCCAAGTGCTTGTATCCTTACGATTGCAATGCAAACCTTTGATCCTTTTGCAGATGGTTGGTATGATAGACACTACTATGCCCGCATTGATCCCGACAGCCAACCTGACCGCAACATTGAAGAAGGGACACTACAATGGTGGGCAAGCCAACCGCCTGAAGCACGAGAAGAAGCATTTGCTGACGATGGTCGTATAAGTCTTAAACAAGCCCTTGAAGAAATGCATCCTATAATTTGGAACAGTGACTTTGTATGGGCAAACGGTCCAACCTTTGATATGAATATCATTGAACATGCATACAAAAGCTACAACATGAGCTTGCCTTGGAAATATTACAAAGTACGTGATGCAAGAACTGTATACAGTCTGTGGCCTGATTTGCCAAAGCAACCTGTAAGTCATCATGCACTAGATGATTGTCAGCAACAGATTCTAAAACTGCAAAAAACATTAAAACACTTAGGAGTAACAAAACTTAAATGAGCAAGATCAACTACAAGTACAACGAAGGCGAACTGTTAAAAGAGTTCCAACAGTATGTAGACGCTACTTACGGCGAACATTACAGCTTAAACAAATATCAAGCTACAGAGTTTATCATTGATGCAGGGCATGGAGATGGCTTTTGTATTGGTAATGTGATGAAGTATGCTCAACGCTACGGCAAGAAAGATGGCTACAATCGCAAAGACTTGCTCAAGGTCTTGCACTATGCATTGATTGAACTGTATGTGCATGATTTACACGAACGCTAATCTTCGCTAAGATCTCCCACCTTCCATGGCAGATCTAATCTCATAACCTCAACACTGCAATTCAAGCAAACACTTTTAAGATTGTTTAAGTTGCAGTTGTTTAAGTTTCCGTCCAAATGATATACAAGTGTTTGTGAAGCATATCGAGCTCTAAATCCGCACCTATCGCAAACTTGCTTTTTTTCGTAACCAATTTTTTGCCAACGTGGTACAGCAGGTTTAACCTTTCTATTCTTTCTATTACAAATATCGCAACGACTTCGGTAATGCACAACATCTTCTTTAATATAGTTTACAGCGGCAAACCTTTGTTTACACGCCTTGCAGACGGGTCTCTTCATACCCATACTTATACAAACCTTTGCAAAGGGTAGGTCTACACCAAAGATTTACTAGATTACGATAAATATCTTTAACTTACAAAGGAACAATAAGATGGCATTATTATCACCAGGAGTAGAAGTTAGCGTCGTAGACGAGAGTAACTATCTACCAGCAGCAACTAATTCGGTTCCATTCGTCCTAATCGCAACAGCAGAAAACAAAGTAAGTGGTAGCGGTGTAGGAGTAGCAGCAGGTACAACAGCGGCAAATGCCAATGAAGTTTACTTGATCACAAGTCAACGTGACCTAGCCGCAACGTTTGGTAATCCGTTCTTTTATAGCACTACAGCAGGAACTCCAATCAACGGCTACGAGCTTAACGAGTACGGTTTGCTTGCTGCATATAGTGTTCTAGGAATCAGCAACAGGGCATACGTTCAACGTGCAAACATTGACCTGTCTGAGTTATCTGCAAGTCTTACACGCCCAACAGGCAACCCAGCAAATGGTACCTGGTGGTTAGACACAGATACCACAACATGGGGTGTATTTGAGTGGAGTTCAACAACAAATACATTCACAAACAAGATCCCAACGGTAATCACAAGTACAGATGATTTAACTGGTGGACTTCCAAAAACCAGTATTGGAAACATTGGCGATTATGCTATTGTTGCTACAAATACTAGTAACCCGTTGTATTTCAAATCAGCTGGATTTTCATACCCAACAACAGCATCAGGCGAAGTTGTACTAGTTGCCAATAACACTTGGGCAAGGGTTGGCGGAAACACTTGGAAATTAAGTTGGCCAACAGTTACAGGTACACAGGCAAACCCAACTCTAACAATTGGACATAGTGCATACTTCAATGACGTTGAAGTTGTTTCCACTGGTACAACAGTTGAACAGTATGCAACAGATATTAATGATGCAGGTATTACTGGTATCTATGCAGATGCAATAAGCGGAAAACTGCAAATTCGTATTAATAGCAGTGCAACAAACGATGGATCCACTGATGATGGAAACGGTATTGTTGACATCACAGCCGGTACAGGTACTTTGCTTGCTGATGTTGGTATTACAGCAAGAATTTATTATGCACCGTTGGTACAGCAAAGCCCACACTATGACAACCCACTATGGCGTACAACAGATACTAAACCACATCCAACTGGTAGTGTTTGGGGTAAAACAACCAACGTTAATCTTGGCGCAAATCTTGTAGTAAGCAAGTTTGATAGTGCTGTGGCAGCATTTGTATCTCAATCAGTGCCAATTTACGCAAATGACGAGACAGCAAACTACAATCTTGATCCTAGTGGCGGCGGTACTAACATTGCAAATGAAGCAACTTATGCCCAAAGTGACGTTGCTGAAGATAACAGATTTGCACTTAAGATTTTTGAGCGCAATGGTACTGGTGCAACAAGCATTACAGGTGACAACACCAGCCCAACATTTGTTGATACTGAAACATTTACAATTCAGGCTAGTGTTAAAGGTAGTTCAACACTAACAACTGCGGTAACAGCCACTCTTGGCGGTACGACAGCAGCTGATTTTGTTGCGGCATTTACTGGAGCAAATGTTGCTAATACAAGTTGTAGTGTTACAAGCACAGGTGCTATTAACATTCAACATACTCAAGGTGGTGTAATTGTACTTAAAGACACTTCAGGAACACCTGTTGCAGATGCAGGCATCAATACCACAGTAACAGGTGTGCGAGCAGGCAATGACAGCAACTTAATTTTGAGTAACTGGGTTGCACTAGGCGGAACTGACGGTTATACTGCTAGCGGTACAGCGCCTAGCATAGATCCTGCAGAAGGCACATACTGGTACTATAGCTCAACATCGGATGTTGATATTATGATTCTCGACAACGGTAGTTGGAAAGGATATCAAAATGTAACCAATGATGTTCGAGGCTTTGACTTAAGCGCGACCAACGCTTTAGGTCCAATTGTTTCAGCATCAGCACCAACAACCCAAAATGACAGTTCAGAAAGTGCTTTAGTTTATGGAGATCTTTGGTTAGATAGCAGTGATCTTGAAAACTGGCCAAAACTATATCGTTGGGAGAGTGTTGATAGCGTTGATCAGTGGGTTCTACTAGATAACGCAGATCAAACCACCGAAGATGGTGTTCTATTTGCAGACTTCCGTTGGGCACCAAATGGCACAACTGATCCAATTACAGCAGACATTCCGCCTATTGCTACAGGGTCGACTCCGTTG